CCTCCTGGTCAAAGAAGAATGTCTTAAAGCAAGAATAAACTTCTACAGCGGAGACCGCTAAATGACACCACTTTGAATACTAGTAGTAGCACCAGGAGTATTCCTGGTGTATCTCATAATGAGGTGATAACATGAAAACAGTAGTATGCAGCATCAGAGACATCAAGGCAGAGACATACGCACAACCCTGGTTTGTAGTATCGGAAGCGGTAGCGGTGAGATCCTTCACGGATCTAGTAAACAACCAGGAGAGAGGCGGAACAATGTTCACGCATCCGGAGGATTATCAACTATTCGCAATAGGAGAGTATAATGACAATACTGGCGAGATTGTGGCAATTAATCCTCCGAAGCATCTGGTATCAGCGAACAGCGTCAAGAGAGAAACCCCAAACGGTAGCATTACGAAATTTTAGCCGGAGGGATTATGTTCGTCTTCCAAGTAAAACGCCCGACCTTCTGCTTGCAATGCAGAGTAAGAGGCGTAATATGCGAACTAAAAAAAGTACGTAAAGGAACAAAGCATCACCCGCCCATGTGGTGGGCGTATATAAACTATCTCGATCTAAGGAGGGAGAACTATGCACCGCAACAAGTCGGTAGACGTACATCAGTTTGCAATGGTTCCAAGAGCAGACATACCACGTAGCAGTTTCAAAAGACAATTCACACACAAAAGCACATTCGACGCAGGGTACTTAGTACCCATAATGTGCGACGAGATCCTTCCAGGAGACTCGTTCAACGTCAGAGCGACCATATTCGCTCGAATGGCGACGCCGATATTCCCGATCATGGACAATATGTATATCGATTATTTCTTCTTCTACATACCGAAAAGGTTGGTGTGGAAGAACTTCGTAAAGCAGCAGGGCGAAAGAGATAATCCAGACGACAGCATCGACTACCTGGAACCGCAAATTTCATCGCCTCAGGGCGGATGGCCCGCCCTATCGATCTATGATTACTACGGTCTACCGACAGTGGGACAGGTAGATCCCACAGGAGTAATAACGCACAGCAGTCTACCGCTGCGTTGCTATAACAAAGTCTATGCAGACTGGTTCAAGGATGAGAACCTAATAGACAATCCGGTACTCCGCACGGAAGACAGCGGAGACCTGGAAGCAGATTTTATCCTCCGGCGCAGGGGCAAGCGTCACGATTATTTCACAAGCGCATTGCCCTGGACACAGAAAGCGGATCCCGTAATGCTACCAATCGGAGACAGAGCACCCGTCCTCGGCTTCGGTAAAGCGGATCATACGTTCGGAGGGGCCAACCAGGCCGTCTTCGAAACAGGCGGAGGAACCAGGACATATCTTAACGCTCAATCAGTATCAAATGCAGACGCAGCAGCAACGTTTTACGTTGAACAGGATCCCGCAAATGTCGGATATCCCGCATTATATGCGGATCTATCAGCAGCGACAGCAGCAACAATCAACCAACTAAGAGCATCCTTCCAGATCCAGAAACTCCTCGAGAGGGATGCAAGGGGCGGAACCAGGTATACGGAACATCTGAAAGCGTCATGGGGAGTAACCTCTCCCGATTTCAGGTTACAGCGTTCCGAATTCCTGGGATCAGGATCCGCACCGATCTCAATAAATCCCGTAGCACAGACTTCGGGATCCCCCGGAACGGGAGGCTACACCGATACACCGCAGGGCAACCTCGCAGCATTCGGAACAGCATTAGGATCCGGTGGCTTCACCGGACACTTCACAGAGCACGGTTACGTGCTCGCCCTGGCTTCCGTTCGTGCGGATCTCACCTATCAGCAAGGCCTTCGCAAAATGTGGAGCAGGAAAACCCGCTACGATTCATACCTCCCAGTATTCGCATACCTGGGAGAGCAGCCGATAAAAGAGAGGGAGATCTACTGCACTGGCCTGGGAGATCCGTCAACAGCAACAGGAGATCATTCAATTTTCGGATACCAGGAAGCCTGGGCAGAATACAGATACTTCCCCTCGATGATCACCGGACTATTCCGGTCGTCACACCCTCAACCGCTTGATGCCTGGCATCTGGCGCAGAACTTCACAACAGCACCAACACTCAATCAGACGTTCATCGAAGAAACCCCGCCGATGGAAAGGGTAGTAGCAGTTGGCGCAGGCGCAGCCGGTCAACATTTCATAGCGGACATGTTCTTCGATATGAACGTAACACGGCTAATGCCCATGTACAGCGTACCAGGGCTGATCGATCACCTATAGGTTCTCGCCGTCGGGGAGATCGGGCGCGGGAGCGAAGCGGAGCGCTCGATTCCCCGAAGACGGGGGCCTGGGGGCGCTCGGCGTCCCCAGAAAGGTTCTATCATGGGATATATGGACACGGAAACATCATTACCAGGACTATCGGGAGCAGGATCAAACTCACCAATCAACCTGGGAGGATTAACAGGATCCGCTCAAGGCGCAATGTTAGGGTTCAACCCAATGACCGCCCTGGGCGGATTAGCATTAGAAGTAGGCTCAGCCTGGTATGGTAACAGGCAGGCACAAAAAAGACAGCGGGAAGCATTCGATCAACAAAAATGGATGATGCAAAACCGCTATCAAATGCAGACAAAAGATCTCATGGCCTCTGGCCTCAATCCGATGTTAGCAGTATCACAAGGTGCACCAATGCCAAACGCACCGGCAGCAGCAAAAACAGACAAGCCCGACGTCGGGCAAATGGCAACAATAATGTTGGCCACGGCACAAGCAGCAAAAACAGCACAAGAAACAGAAAACCTCAAAACAGAAAACGAAATAAACTTAAACACAGCAGCAGCCTGGCCAACAACAATGACAAAACTCGCAAGAGAAATCGAAAACCTGGAACAGCAAAAGGCAACAGGAAAAGCATCGGAAGAAGATCTCAAGCGCCTGGCGGATCTACACAAGGCACAAGCGGACGCAGAGCGTCAAGGGATAAAAATGAAAAGGCCGGAGGAAATAGCATCCGGCCTGGACGCAGCCACTTACTCAGCAATGGCAAGTAGAGTATTAAAACCGCTAATCGACGTATTAGCAGGAGCAGCAAAAATCAAATAGAGGAGGAAAAAAAATGTTCATCAGAAACGCCTACAATTATGACACAAAAGAAGCATCAGAAGAAACCGGCCTGGCCTGTCTGGATCCCAGTCTCACACAGCAGGATCAGGCGGAGGACGTAAACGATCTGGTACGGATGTTCGGGATCACCGGAAAAATGCCAACCAATATGCGTATACCGAAGTCTGGTGACTTCACCGGAGTAGGAACGTACCAGGAGTGCCTCCAGGCAGTAAAAGAGGCGGAAAACGAATTCATGAAACTCCCCGCAGTATTGCGGGAGAAATTCAAGCACAGCCCGCAGAACTTCATAACGTTCATAGAGGATCCGAAAAACGCAGAAGAAGGCGAAAAACTCGGCCTCTGGAAGTTAAAACGGGCGCAAGAGGCTGCAACGGCTCAGCCGGCAGCAGCCGAAGGCGCAACAAAAGTAACAGAGAAAAAGCAGTAGACAGACCTATTCATACTCGATATAATAGGTCTGACTGACTCTTAAGTCAGTCAATAAAAAAAAGAGAGGAGAAACAAGGACATGAGACCGTTAAGCCGAAGGCCGGTAAATAAGCGCAGCAGCGCCCGAAAGTTTCGACATGGCGTAAGCAAAACCAAGCACGTGAATATCAACCCTAATCCCATGCGTGGCGGGATCCGCCTCTAATGGGTTGCAATTACCCTGGTCGGGCATATCGCATCGGAGATAAGTTAAATCGCCCGATCGGGGTAGTCTTTGCACTAAAACAGGGTTATAACGTGCTTCAGGAAATAAAAGTCCCATGCGGTCAATGTCTAGGGTGTAATCAAAAGAGAGTCCGTGACTGGGCGCTTCGCTGCCAGCACGAGGCAAGGATGTGGGAACACAACTACTTTATCACCCTGACATACAACGACGAACACTTGCCGGATGGCAATAGTTTATGCTATAGTGATTTCCAAGCGTTCATGAAAAAAGCCCGGCATTGGATGGGCATATTCGATTGGAAAACAAAAAAGCAATGGGACAAAACGAAAATCAGATTTTTCATGTGCGGAGAATACGGAAAATTAAATCGTCCGCACTATCACGTCTTGCTATTCAACTTTCCAATACCCGACCTAGAATTCCTGAAAGAAACAGAAAAAGGATCCAGGCTGTATACGAGCGAACTCGTGTCCTGGATGTGGAACAACAGAGGATTCATTACAGTAGGATCGGTGGAGTATCAATCAGCAGCATACGTGGCACAGTACTGCGTCAAGAAAATGGGATCCGAGGAAGAGGACTATCAATTAATAGATCTGGAAACAGGGGAATTGTTCCAGAGATCCAGGGAGATGATTCAAATGTCCAGGAGGCCTGGCATTGGATCAACCTGGTATGATAAATATAAAGAACAAATTTTCCCCGTAGATCTATGCATCGCAAATGGAAAAAAAGTCCCAGTACCAAAATACTACAGCATCAGACACAAGAAAGAGGATCCCTCAGCCTACGAGGACGTTATTGCAAAGCGTCAAGAAAATACCAAACACAGGATGGCGGACAATACAGAAGAACGCCTCCTGGTCAAAGAAGAATGTCTTAAAGCAAGAATAAACTTCTACAGCGGAGACCGCTAAATGACACCACTTTGAATACTAGTAGTAGCACCAGGAGTATTCCTGGTGTATCTCATAATG